GATTCTCGTAATGAACCCAATATCCATCAGTTCGAATAACTCTCTTAAGATTTTCTGCTGGACTTATTTCTTTTAGTTCGTACATGTTTCATATCACTTCCACTTAAAAAAGGAGATTTAAATGTTTTATTTTGTTTTCTTTTCAATTGCGAGGTCATCTACTTCTTTTATCCATTGGTTAAAATCATTCTCTACTGTGACATTAGAAAATCCCTTATACTTAATTACAAATACTTTTTGACCCCATGCATTCTCACCAAATGCTTTATACTCTTTTGCGACGAATCCTTTATTCGACTGCCAATTCATTTTCTTTTCTATATTGTTCTCTATAAAATCTAAACATCTCAAGATGACTATTTGGATTCTCAGTGAATATTTGTGTTTCACCACCATCTACTAAAAACAATAATACAGTTTGTTGTATAGGTTGTCCTTTTAATTCTTTAAACATATGTGCGTATGCTGATGCTTGCATAAAGTAGTTTTGAATCCATTTCTTTTCTTTTGGTCTTGATGCTGTTTTAAAATCAATTAAAGAAACTTTATTCTTAAATGTAGCTATACAATCAACTGTACCAGCACATTGTAATTCATGAGAATATAAAGGTGTTTCAAGTGCCATTATATTATCAATTTCATTTAACACTGGCATAAAGTTAGTAAAATCTTGAGACAAAGTTGATTCCACCAAATCTTCTGTATCATATTCAAATCCATCATTAAGTAAATACTTTTCAGACCATTTATGAATTAAAGTACCACGTGATGATGCTTGTCTTGATATACGATTTGCTTCAGTATTTCCTACTCTAGTCCTCCATTCAACAATACTTGATCTATTTTGTAATGATGTGATGCTTGTCACTGAAGGATATAGATTTCCTGTTGGTGTTTTATAAACTCTACTCCCAGCAGAATCTATTCTTTCTAACTTAGGAAACTCAATTGAAAGATGAGTGAACCTTTTGCTAGGCTGAATATATTTCAAGGATTCTTTTGTATTCAGCTGTTCTTTCAGCAAGTCCATGTGTTCCTCCATTTATTTTCTTTGTCATCATTAGTAAATCTCCAGCATCAGCTGTGTCATTTAAATTATTTTTATTCCAAAACCAAAGAGCAGATCTTACAGCACCAACATATGTAATTAAATAATCAGGAACTTCTTCTATATTCATTTGTTCACTATTCGCAAATGCTTGATAGTTATTCTTACCTGTTAATTGTATAAGTCCTCTTCCACAATATCTCCAACCATCACCTGATGCTTCATCACCATTTCCCATACGATTCGCATAAACTCTATTTGCGATTGCTTCTGGCTTACGAGCATACTCCATTACATTACTCTCATTAAAGTATTTTGGGAATGTTTTTAATAAACCTTTATCAGAATAATTTAAATTTTCTGTTAAAAATTTATATTTACCAGACTCGTGTGATGTTTGTGCTAAGAAACCAGCAATACGACTCGGACTCTCAATCATATCTTCTGGTAATGAATCGAGTAAAGCATTATGCCAATTGGTTAATATATTTGCATCTGTTAAATATAATGCTTTTCCTAATCTTTCTTCTGTAAATATACTCATTTTTTATCCTTAAATGTCCGTTGTTTTATTTAAACGACTTCCAGGAGTACGTTTGTGTATTCTATTTAATACCTCTTTAAAACCTTTTTTAGCATTTGTAGCTTTTCCAGTCACACCTCCAACATTCCATGGTGCAGCAATTCCAGGAAATGTATTAAATATTTGTTGAACATCTGGATTTGCTTTTAAATATGGCTCAACTTCATCCATTTTCATTGTTAATGAAAATTCTTTTTTAGTTTTTTTATTTTCAAATGTATAATTAGGCATATAATTTCTTTGTTGATAATCCTGTTGAGTACCATTCAGGTATTGGTCGATTAGTCCATTTAGCAAAATAATTCTTTGCCACTATGTAATAATTATAATAAGAGTAAAGACTATTATTTGGTACAATACATAATGGAAAATGACTCATTGCTGGTGGTGGATCTTTGAATGGAATATTAGGTATGTTGATTGGGTTTAATTTTAATACATCTTTTAATTTAGTATAAGTGCTGTGTATCTTACCATAACGATGAGTATATTCATCTGATAAATCTTTCCATAATTCTTTTAAATATTCATAATGTGTTATACTCTGACGCACCCATATAGCTGATGGGTGGTTCTTCATAGTAGATTTATACAATGTAGATTCCATTAATGGAGTTGGATGAACCCAAGTAGTGTATTTGCGTTTTGATTTAGTAAGGACGTTGTTTGATGTTCCGTCAAGAACTCGGTGCGCAGTTGACAATAACTGCGCATACTCTATAATCATTTTGACTACATGCTTATCGCAGTGCATTGTCGCACAAATTTTAGGATTTTTATCTAAGTAAAAGATATTCATAGTATAAAATAATAATTATTTTTTATTTTTTTCAATTTTAAACATATAATAAATGGACACTCCTAACATAATAACAGATAAAATAAGTACTATTACTTCATAAACAAAAAGAGTCATAATAACCTCCTTTGTTAAAAGCACACCTATTTAGTTAATTCAATTTTCTTTTTGGTAATATTTCAGCAACACCAAATGGTCTTGCTTGTTGTCCAACCTCTGCAATTGAATTTAAAAATTTTTGAAAATCTAAATCAGTTAGAGCTGATTTATAAAAACGAATAGCTATTGCGAGCATCGTACTTGAAACTAATTGATTAACTTCTGAATTGTTTGAATGTTTAACTATAAGATCCATAGCATTCTTAAACACATCATCATATATTTCTTGTTGTAATTGATCGTTATCTAAACTCATAAATTAAAATATTTCTTATCAATTTCCATTACAGCTGTCACACGCCAATTTTCTGGATTTGTTGCTTCGTTTTTTAAACTGTGTTGAATATCGTGTCCGTTAAATGCTACAAACTCACCTGTCTTCCAGATTTTCTTTTCACCATCAAATAGTAATGCTTGCTTTTCAGGTTCAGGTATATCAATACCAAAACTCACAGTATATCCTTCAATTGTAGGATCTCCCATACTTTGACGTATCCAATCCCAAACATAACCATCGTGATGTACTGGCAACATTTTTCCTGGACGTATCATATTGACACACAAATCTATTGCTCCAGGAATATTATAAAATTGAGTAGTAGTGCGTTTCCAAAGATATCTGTCTTCTAATTGTTCGTTTATTTTACGAGCATCAATTAGTGGTAATGCTTTAAACCCACCTCTATTATCAGTAGGCATAGAATAACGATCATCAGCATTTACTGTATCTTCGAATGATCTTTGACTTCGCCATTCAGCATAGTCGCCCATTAAAGCAATCATCATAGCACTTAAAGCACTATAATTTGAATAAGATGTAGGATTTCCAAGCCACATAGATTATATTATACTATATTTTTTATTGTATGTAAAGGGATTTAATTGTTCCAATCCTTTATATCAGTATCAATTACACAAGAAACACGCCAATTTCCTGTTTTATTCCATACTTTATGCATAAAGTCACGTCCATTAAATGCTACTATTTCCTTATTTCCATAAGTTCTTGGAAAAGTATCATTTTCAAATTCCATACCACAAATATTCGGATCGTTTGATGGCATATCAATACCAATAGCTATTGTATATCCTTTTACTGGATAACCTAATGCTTCTTCTATTCTTTGCCAACTACCAAAGTCATGATGCATTGGCAATCCACCATTTGGTTTTATAAAATTTACGATTGATTGAAATACTCCAGGAATTTCTTTTAAACTTGCTGTTGCATGTTGCCATGGATTTCTTAAAGGTGGTACTGCTTCACCTCCTTGAATAAGTGGTATAGCCCACCAATCATCAGCATGATCGTCTTCTCGATTAGGATATTCAAATCGAAATACATTTACACCTGTTTCTGTAATATTAAATTTACGAATGAATCTATTGTAGTCTAACTCCAATGCAGGAATTAAACTTGTTTTAAGAACTTCGTAATGTTTATATTTTGTTGCGTCTATCCACATATACTATATTTATTAAATGCGTTTATATCTATATCATATACAGCAGTAATACGCCATATATTTGTATTATTCCACATGCTATGTAATCCTGTTATACCATCAAAGCAAACTAATTCTCCAACTAGTGGATATTTATTAACATCATTTACACGCATACCAACTAACTCTGATGATGAATCGGTCATACCTGATTGAATTGTTTGTACTATGCTGTATCCGTAAGTTTCTTTACCCCAATCTTCTGATATTTTTTTCCACCCACCATCGTCTAAATGAGAAGTTATTTTACCAAAGGGACAAAGAAAATTTATATTTAATTGTTTTAAACCACTTAACATAGTTAAAGCTTTTAATGATTCTTTTATTATTTTTGTGTTCCATGTACGTTCATAAAACCCACCTACGCATCTCCAATCTTTTCTGTGTGCGTATTCTTCTGGATTCTTTGTAGGATCTGCTGGTGGTTCACTAAACTTCGAACTGATAGAAGTTATAGTACCATCAGGATTAAGTTTCCCATATGACTCTTGACTACTTGCTCTTTCTTCATAAACTGGTTCTGTATTCTTTATAGGATCATTGTTCCTTAACCAGTTTTTTATGTCTAGATTTAAAATATTTTGATAATCAAATAATTTTTTATAATCTTTATATAATTTTATATTAGAAAAAATCTCTTTTAAACCACTTATTGAATAATATTTTTTATTAAAAAATTTTAGGAAACTATTACGAGAAAATTTCTTAAAAAAGG